TTATTTTTCTTTAGATCATTGGGCGCATAGTTCCTTCTAATAGAAAGAACTTTCCTACTACCTTCTTCGACTGTTACGATGTAAGGTAATTTTATTCCAGTTGGTTCACCATCACCACCAACATCTTCGAAACCTTCTAAGTCTAAGTTTACATGACACTCTAACAAAGTATACACAGGTTCATTTTTACCTGTTTTTTTTGTGCCTTCCAATTCACGTTCTTTTTTATTTAACTCATTGTTAATATCAGAACCTGGAGGACCTAACTCAACGTCAGTATAAAAACCATTGACTTGTTGTTTTCTTAATTCGTTTTCTGAAATTTTTACAACATGAATAATCGCCTCCGCATCATCTAATGAGGTAGCTGTATACGGAACGATTAATTCATCTGCTGGTACAAATTTAGATACCACTCTACCCATAGGCACATCGTAGTATACTTTTTTAAAAGTTGATCCAGCTAACGGAAGATGAAACAACATTGAATCAAATTCTGATTCGTATTCTTTCATCTGGTCCATAATTAAATAATTCATGTAATCTTTTACACGCTCAGACTGTTGCTCTGTTCCAGGATTTTTAACACCTATGATTTGTGTTCTTACTGGTCCATCTGCAGGTAATAATTCTTTGTAAGCTTGCGCTTGAAACTGTGTGACTGCTTCTGCAAGAACTGGATGTGTTGCACCACTAGCTCCTTGAAATGGTTCTGTTCTATTTTCGTATTTAAATCCTAATAAATCTAAGCCAGTTGTGTATGCTTGCTCCCAATCTTTTCTAGAAGATTTGTAGTCCATGTAATTTTGAACCATCTCACTTCCAATTGGTTCTAAATTTTCTTCTGGTAAAATATCTGCTAAGTTATCGAAATGATTTTCTGTTCCAGGTATATTGATTGCACCTGGTTCAAAGTCAATCGTTGCACCACCATCATCTTCTGGCACTACTTCAACGGGTCCTTTTTGTTGTGCTTCTTCTTCCTGAACACTAACTTCTTCTACCATCTCTTCTTCTGAAGGGATGTCAAGTTTTGTACGAGTGTTAGGGAGTCCTTTATCTATATCTGCCATTTGTTACTCCTATCCTTTCTTAACACGATTTAATAGACCTTGCAACCCTTGTGGGTTTGGTCCTGATTCTGGTGGCGGGCCTGATCTATCACCTGCTTGTTTTAATAAGCCACCGCCTGCTTTTTTAGTACGATCAAAGAAAGGTCCAGTTTTAGTTCTAAAGTTGGATTCTTTAATTGCTCTGTAAAAATCTAAATTTTTTGGTTCTTCAAAGACTTGCATGTTGTATGGATAGTTTCTTCTTATCTTTGCTTCTGAGATATTTATCGAATCTACAATTCTATCTTTTTTATCAAACAAATCTTCATCAAGTGTTTTCTTAATAAGCTTATCTAGTTCTGTGGTTGTGTCTATTTCTTGTTGCATTTTCATACTGTCATCTATTATAGCTTTAGCGTCCTCTCTTACTTTTGATTTCTTTAGTTTTACTAGTTTACCTAATTTAAAACCTGCACGTCCACCCCTTGCTAGATTAGCAACACCACCAGCTTCTGCTATCCTGTTTAATGCTTCTTGTTCTTGTATATCTGTTCTTACAGCATCTAATCCACTTAAAGTTCTTGTAACTGCAGGTGTAATTCTTTTTGTACCAGCACCTAATAATGACATATATTGTTCTGGAGTTATTCCTGCAGCTTTTAAACTTTTTGAATTTTCTAACATATCCATTAATTGATTATCACTGAATTGTGTGTATAAATCTTTCATAGCTTTGTTTGCTTCAAACATTCTTCTATCTTCCGACAACTCTCCTTGTGGAGTTCCAAAAATTCCTAAATCAAATCTTCGTTTACCTTCTTGTGCATCTAAATATTCTCGTGCTTGTTTTGATGCTTCTTGAAATGCATCACTGGATATAATGTTTGCAGACAAGTTAGCTCTTGCTGCCTGTTCTCTTGCATCTGCTGCTGCAGGAGCATACCTAATATTTTTACCAGCTCTTGCTGCAAGATCTCTATCTTCAACAGCTTTGTTTGCAGCGGCTAGTTGATCCTGTGCTGCAAATCCTGCTCTAAGAAGATTTGCATTTGGTCCATCAATAGTTTCATCGTTTATTGTTCTAGTCAACATACGTTCTCTTTCCATTAATCTTGGATCTAATTGACCAGCATATTTTCTTGGATCAAGGTATGATAAATAACTTTCAGCCCATGCTTGATCTAAAGGTTTACCTTCTAAAAGTTTGTTACCGATAAGTGCTCCTTCGAATACTGCTTCACCAAGCAAGGCTCCTGGACCTAGAACATTTTTTAATAGTCTACCACCTTTTGATGCAGCTTCAGCTGTTTCAACTAATTGTCTTGCAGCTTTTTTATCTCCAGCAGCTGCAGCTTTTTTAGTTTCATTTAAACCATCTCTAATACATTCATCACTTAATGCAAAACCTATACGTCCACCATCAGCCGCTGCAAAATCAACTTTACATTGTTTAAGTTTACTTCTAGCTTGAAGGTTGTTGAGAATAGTTTGTTCTAATTTAGTGGCTCTTTGATAAGATTTTTCTAATAATTCTTTTTGAACTTTTGGAAGGTTTTTTTGTTCATAAACTTTTTTAACTGCTGAATAATATGGAGACTCTGTTGCTAAAGTCGGTGCAATACCTTTATCTAATACGTTTGTAGCTTGATTTACAAAATAAGTTTTTAAAGCTGTGTTGTATGCACTACCTTTAGTAGTTGCTAACTCACCTAATATTTCATTTTTTAGTTTTGCTTTTAAATTTCTATTATCAAAAGTTTTATCAATCGCTCCAAGAGATATATTTAGTCTTCTGTCCATAGCTCTTAAATTTTTAAATGGATGATCTCTTACTCCTTTAAAATGATCTATATCTAAACCAAAAATATTTTTACCTTGATAGCCATATCCTTTTTTATAAATATCAGAAACTAATTTATTATAAGTTATTTCTTTACCTGTTACTGGATTAGTGACTGGTGCATCAGAAATTTCTTTCATAACATTATATGTTTCTGTAACTTCTTTAAATACACCAGAGGCATCTGCTGCAGGTCCTGTTACAGATACACTTCCTTTTGGTGCACCATTATAACTCCACATAACATCTGATTCAGATGGAATTTTAAATTGAACTTCACCTAATTTTAATTTTAAACCAGGTTTCCATTTTATAGGTTTTCCATTTTTATCGTAAAATTCTATAAGTGATTTTTCTGGGTTACCATCAAAATTATTTCTGTGCCAATGAGATTTAGCATAATCAAATATGTATCTTCTTAATCCAGCAAATTGAGTTGTTTTACCACTAAAAGTAACACCTCCACCTATTTTATATTTTGCATCATCAAGCACCTCACTTAATGACATTCCAGGGGCTCTGCTACTTTTTCCACCAGCAGTAAAAGCATAATCTAAAATTTTTTTATTTTTTTTATAAAATGAATTTTCTTTATAAGCTTTTTTCCAACCTGTTTTTTTTGTAGTTCCATCATAAGACCTACCAATTTTATCAGCGACAGTTTTCATAAGACTATCGTCTATAATTTCATCAGCCTCAACAATAGATTGAATAGCTCTATCTACTTTTATTTTAGTTTGATTTTTTAAACCTTTGTTTACAATTTGTTGAACATCTGATGAAAGTTTTGCAGATCTGCTAGCACCTAAACGATCATAAACAAATTGTAGTGGAACAATTTTTTCTTGTTCCATTGCAAAATTTATTAAGTCTTTTGCTAAAGTTTTTCTTACTTGTGTCAAATCCCTGTAATCTATTTTATTATCGTAGACTCTTCTCAATATTTTAGTTTGATCAGATTTATTAGGAAATCTATTTTTTACGTAAGTTTCAAAATATCCAACTCCTGTTAAATTTCTATTTGCAACAGCTTTATCAACAATTTTATTGTAATCATCTACAACAGACTTAGCGTTTTCTATAAGTTGTAAATTTACAGATGGTCCTTGCACTCCTGCTTTATATTTAGACGCTACCGCTCTTGCTTCTTTTAAAGTTCTAAAATTTCCACTAAAAGGTTTTGGGTTTAATTCAGATTTTTTTACTTTTACTCTGTAAGGTTTAGTTTTATTGTTTGGATCTTTTGTAACAAAACGTGGTAGTTTAAAACCAAATCTGTCATAGATCTGTTCACCCTGTATATTACCACCTGCAATAGTTCCACCACCGGCCATTGGATTACGGTCCATGAAATCATCGATAGCTTGTTTCTCTAATGCTCTTTCTGGTCTGTCTATCTTGTCTGCTGTTGTAACTTGTTCATCGTCAAAGAGATCCATCAACTCTATAATTTTTTGTTGTAAGTCTTCCATTACTCACCTAACATTCTAGCGATACCGCCTGACGCAAACGCGTCATCGAAATCAGGTTCTGGGTATTCAACAATTTCTTCGCCTTGTCTATTAATAATAAAATCTGATTCAGCCTCACCTTCACCTTGTGATATGGCTCTAGCTTTGTCTTTTCTTTTTTTAGATTGTACGAATTCTTTTAATGTAGGTTTTTGACCAGTTGCATATTCTTTTAGTTTTGAAACATCAGATGTTAAATCTTTAATACTTTGACCACCACCTTCATCAATATCTATGGCATAATCATCAGGGCCATCGGCTCTTGCAACAGGAATGCTTTCTGCAGTGTCAAACTCTGCTGATGGTCTTGGATCTCCTTCGTCAGGATTAGGTTTTTTATATCGTAGTTGAATTGGATCTCCATACATATTTTCTGGATTTCTGTATTCAACTCTAACAGCTCCTGCATCTAAATCTTGTGTTACCATTATAGAAATATCATCAGATCCAGGTGTTCCTGGAGGAAATTCTTTACCACCTGTACCTTCGTCTAAAACTTTCATGTGTACAATTTCTCTGTCTTTAGTTGCAAATCTTTTTGTAACATCATCACCTTCAAGAATTACTTTATTAACTAACTGATCAAACCATTCTGGTTTACCTGCAACATTATCTGTTTTAATAATTGGAACTTTAGTTACTGTCTTACCAACTTTTAGTGGTTTAAAAATCTTACCAATGATAGGTATAGACATTGCACCCCCTAATAATTTTAGAAATGTTCTTCTGTTCATACCATCTTTCAAACCGATACGTGCGATGCCACCTTTCGCCAATGGCTCTGGGTCATCATCTGGTATAAAATCATCTATGCCTCTTGGATCACTTTCATCTACACCACCTGCATCGTCAACAAAATCTTCAAGAGATTCTCTTTGCATTTGTCTTCGTTTTGATAGACCTGTGTATGCTTGATCGTATAAATCTAATCTTT